TCCTTTTTTTTAATTCTTTATTGAGAATAATACTCATTTGCAATTATGCCTTACCTATCTACTGGCTCCACTGAACTAAAAGCCGTTAATCAGATCCTGGCGTCAGTTGGTCAGGCTCCTGTAACCACGTTGACAACTGAAGAAACCTTTGTTGTTAGTGAGGTTAGCCGTTTTACCGGCTCTATCTCCGGCACCACTTTGACTACTGAAACTGCTAATATCCCTGTCGGTACTTACATCGGCGGAACTGGTATTACAGATGGTACGTCTATTGCTGTTGCTGGTGTAGAGCAATCGACTAATCCTGTTACGTACAATTACACTGTGAACATCTCACAGACCGTATCATCCCGTACACTAACACGTAGTGAGGTTACGACTAGAGTTGAAACTCAAACCAACCCGGACGTTGCGATTGCACTCAACACCCTGAGAGAAGTGTCACGTGAGGTACAGAGCGAAGGCTGGTCTTTTAATACTGAGTTTGATTATAAAATCACACCCGACAACAATAACGAAATTAAAATTGCAGACGATGTTCTTCAGATGGACCTTAACCAGGGCTACCCTGAGAACATTGAAAAAGAAGCCATCTTCCGTGGTGGTAAACTATACGACAAAAAGAAGCACTCGTATGAGTGGACAGCTGAGCATGTTTATGTAGATATTGTATGGCACTTCAGCTGGGAGAACATCCCTGCACCCATCCAGGCACACATTGTAGCCCGTGCTGCTGCTATTGTGTCTAGCCGTATTATTGGTGATGCTAATCAATATGCTGTCTTGCAGCAGAAAGAACTGGTTACCCGCTCCCAAGCTATGGAGTATGAGTGTAATCAAGGTGATTATACTTTCTTTGGTTCACCCGATGGTGGTAATTTCTACCGACCCTATAAGCCGTTCCATACCTTGCAACGCTAATGCCAGCAATAACTCAAGACATTCCTAATTTTCTGGGTGGTGTATCACGCCAGAATGATGACAAGAAACTGCCTAACCAAGTAACTGAGTGTATTAATGGTTACCCTGATCCTACCTATGGTCTTCTTAAGAGACCTGGTATGGAGCATATTAATGTACTCAAGAAGGCTGACGGTACAGCATTTACTAAGACTGAACTAGCTGATGCTGCTTGGTTCTTTATCGACCGTGATGATGCAGGTTCATATGTCGGTGCCATTAAAGGTAGCGATATTTATGTATGGACTAAAGAAGATGGTACATTTTGTACTGTAACTAACAACGGTTCGTCGTACTTGACTGGTACTAAGCAGTCAGATTATCACTTCCGTAGTGTTCAAGATGTTACTGTTATTACGAACAAGACAGTAACTGCTGCTATGCAAGCAGATGGTACGTTTGTGGCTAACTCTGTAGGTACCTTGAAACTAAACTCAGTTACTAATGGTCTTAATTATAAAGTAACAATTCAAGGTGAAGACGCTGAGACAAATGCACAAAGCAGTACGACGTTTGATGATATGCTTGTGTATGATTCTTCTGATGTCAATACAAACCACCATTTAGTCGATAAAATTAAAGACGTTATTGAAGCTCAACATACTGCTAGTAATACTAACTTCGATGGTGTATGGTCCCTAGAAGCCTATACAAACAGTCTGGTTATTAAACGTACCGCAGGTACCAACGCTGTTGTTACGGATTACACAGTACCTACTGGCACTCCCCTGGCGTTTACATTTCAAGCTAAGGGTGGTCTAGCTAACGAAGGTATTGAAGCCTTTCAAGATAGTGTATCTAGTGCTAATGATGTTCCTGCAGAATCCTTTGACGGACATCATGTAAAAATCCGTAACACTAATTCAGCGGATGATGATTATTACCTTGAGTATGAAGCTTTTAATGGTACTTCTGGTAAAGGTTTCTGGAAAGAAACACGTGCTAGAGATGTATCCCCTGGCCTTGACGCAGCAACTATGCCGCACCAACTAGAAAACACTGGAGCCACTACATTTACATTTGGACCTGTAACCTGGGTAGACAGGGAAGTAGGTGATGATAACAGTAACGCTGATCCTTCTTTTATTGGTAAAAAGATTACATCAACTTTCTTTTATAACAGCCGGTTTGGCGTGTTGTCGGAAGATAATGTATTCTTTGGGGTAGCTAACGATTCGTTTAATTTCTTTGTTAAATCAGCTCTTACACAAGTTGATTCCGACCCTATTGATCTAAACGTAGCTAGCGTACGTCCTGTTGTTCTTAACGATGTTCTACCTTCTCCACAAGGTTTGTTGCTGTTTAGTGCTAGACAACAGTTTCAAGTATATGCAGCTAGTGCCACAACGTTGACACCTAAAACAGCAGTGATTAGATCTATCTCTAACTATGAGATGTCTTCTACCATCCCTCCTGTTGATGTAGGTACTACTGGAGCATTTATTAACACTGTACCTGGTTATTCCAAGCTGTTTACATTACAGCTACGTGAAATTGAACAGAGCCCCTTGGTTGTAGACATTAGCAAGGTTGTACAAGAGTGGATTCCTGATACTGTTGATTCACTTACTGTTAGCCCACAAAACTCTGTGGTCATGCTGACGGATCGTGATAGCTCCTATATGTATCTTTATAGGTTCTATAACAACGGTGAGAAGGATCTATTCCAAGCATGGGTTAAGTGGCAGTTAGTGGGTACTATTCAAGCTACAGACATTATTGATGATGATGTCCTAATTGTTTCTCAACATGAGGATGAATATACTGTTGGCAAGATTACTCTTGATCAACTGCCTACTGGTAATGTTGTAGCCACTACTAGCGGTATGTCTGGTACACCTTGCCTTGATATGGCAACACGTCCTGTCAAGCCACATGCTTCGGTTGATGCTGTGGTGTATGACGAGACAAATGACATCACTAAGGTCTACGTACCGTACACACCTATTGATGACAAACAAGCTGTCATGTTTTTGGCACTTCCAGAAGCAGATAAAGATACAGCGTCTGCTATTGATTCAGATATTGGTTACTACGCTTCTGCTATTGAACGTGTGGAAACTGGTACAAGTTATAAGTATTTTGAAGTAAAAGGTAAATTTACTGATTACAGTGACGGTATCATTGTCGGCTATGGTTATGATTTTGAGACAACCTTTCCTAAGTTGTACTACCGCCCTCAGGATAATGAAACTGACTATACTGCTACATTAACCATTTCTAGAATTAAATTTTCTGTTGGCAGAACTGGCGCTGTTCGTTTTAAAGTAAAAGCTGACGGTTCTAATGAATGGAAACCTGTAGAGCATACAACAGATGGTGATTACTATTCTGCTGATACTAACCCTGTACAACTTGAGCGTCAATTTACCGTACCCATCCACCGACGTAATACTAATTTTGAACTTAAAGTGACAAGTGATTTTCCATATCCTGTATCGTTGGTGTCAATGATGTGGGAAGGTATTTATTCCCCACGATTCTATAGGAGGGCTTGATGTTTAATCCAAAAGAGAATTTACTGGATCAACAGCTTGCTGTCTCTGGTCTGGAGATGCAGTTTTTCAAAGACCTGATTACTACCGGTGCTTATAGCCGAAATAAAAAGGCAAAGAAAAACGAAAAGAACGCCAAAAAGCAGCAAAAAAAGATAGCTAAGACCCACAACCAGCATAACAAAAAACTTGATGAAGCTGATAAAGCTAATTATCAAGCGATGCGTGACTTTACGCACGAAACCAATGTACGTAATTGGGAACGTGGTAAAGAGATCCAAGACTATCAATATACTGCACAGCTTAATCAGTATTACAAAAGCCAAGCGATAGGTCAGCAACAGCTTCGACTTAATGAGCAGGCTAGGGATATTGCTATCGAAGGTGAACGGGCTGCTATTAACGAAGCTTTTATTCAGCAAAATTTTCAGCATCAAGAATCGATGTCTGCCTTGCGGCAGGCTTATGCTGAACAAGGTATCAACCGAGCTGAACAAAACATCCAACTTGCTGGTATCAATAGCCGGCAACAATTTGGTGCTATGAGCATCGAAAATGAATTGAAGCAGCAACGTGAACAGACTGGTTTGCAGAAGGAATCTGCTATGGTTGATAGTCTAGTTGCTCAAGGTACTGCTCAACTTGGTCAAGCTGGTAAGTCTACAGCTAAAGCCCAGCAAGCTAACATGGCATCACTTCACCGCTCACTTATGGCGTTGGATACAGAGCTGTCTGGCAGGAAAGTAACAGCTGCAATCCAGATGGCTGAGCTTAATGCTGACGCATCTCTTTCTAAAATGGGCGTTGGTCTCAATCTAAAAAGAATTGAAAATGCTATTGCAGATGCTGAAAGCGCTGCTCAAGGTAATATCGAAGTCCTTAATGCAAACATGCAAAGTTTGATGACTCAAGCTGAGCGTAACGTTCAACAGATTGAGTTGGAAAGAAGTGTTTCTGATGCTAACACACGGGCAGCTATGATGATTAAACCACAACGTTTGTCTTATGACCCTGAACCGGAACTACCACCTGAGCGTATCTTTGTTGACCGTATGGAAATGATTCCTGGGTTTGTCCCATCAGCCCAGCAAGAAAACTTGTGGTCTGCAGGTATCAAAACTGTTGCTTCTGTTGTTAGCACAGTTGCTACTGGCGTTGGTGCAATCAATGCTGTTGGTCAAGCTGGTGGTCTTGGTAGTATGATGGGTAATGCCTTTGGCACTGGAACACAAGCTGCAGCTTCTGCTACTACTAATGTGGCAGCTTCAGCTGCAACAAAGTTAACTAACCCAATTAACTATTTAGGTAACAGTCCAGCTAATTTTGTAGGTGGCACACCATTTAAATTTCCTTAAATAATTTATGGCACGTATCCAATATCAACCCGCTGCACGCAGCAGGGGATTTAGTCCACAACAATTAAGTACAGCGGGTATTGACCGGATGCGTGAAGACAGCAACCGGCTTATCCAAGGCATGGAGAAACGTCGTCGTTCTGAAAACGAACGGCGTGATAAAGAACTCCAGGCGATGAAAGAAGACGCTGCTTACACTGAAAGGATTGAGCGTGAAAACCATAAGATCGCTCTTTACAATGAAGAGCAGCGTGGTAAGGCAATACTCGAACCTACTAAAACTGAGGGGGTCGGTGAGATGTTCACCGGTCTTATGGAGTTTAGTGGTACCCTTTCTAAAGCTATTACTCAAGAGGCTAACCGACAAACTAAACGTAACGTCGCTGATGCATTGGCAGAGCCTATTAGTATTGAGCAAGAACTAGAAGCAGCAAAAGCCAGAAGGGCTCAGACTGACGGTGGTATTAAACTTAATACCGAAATACGTATCAACGCACTTTTAACAGGTGAAGATCCTGTTGATACAATTAAGAGTCACGTAAGTAACCCTGCTATTGTTGGTAAGGCAGCACAAGTGTATGACAACCGTCGCGCTAAATTGCTTTACGATACACTGCGTGATGACTACATGATGTCTACTGACAAAATTTTTGTCGGTGATGATGGTAAATTATTTTCTGGTGTAGAAGCTGGTGGTGACGCTAACCTTACTAGGCAGCTTCATCAACGTCTTAAAAAAGATGTATTGATTACATTAGGTAACCCTAACCCTGTGTATTTGTCAGAAGCTTTTAAAGCTATTGACGAAAGTAACACATCGTTTGTAAACAGAGCTAGAACCGAACAGAAAAAACGGTTTGAGGCTGAGGCTGAGGCTCAGATTGACACCTTGTACAGCGGCGGTGATCCTGAAAACATCATCAGTGCTTTTAATCATTCCGTTGCTAATTTTGGTCATACATGGGCTTTAGATAGATATCAGGAAGAGTATTCCAAAGCTGATAGCAATGAAAAAGTTTTGCTGTCAATGGATCTAAAGGGTAACGGTAAAACCTTTGGTGAAGAATTTCCCAACCGTGTTACAGCTGGTGCCCAAGAAAGAAAAAAAGCTATTGATAAACGGAACAGGATAGAAGAGCGTCTTAAGGTAGATGAGTTTCAAGAATTGGTTGATAACAACCTTGACAACATCCGTGCTGATTTTGACAAAGATCCTGAATTAACCTATTCTTATCTGCTTGATTACGCTAATGAAAGAGGCATTGCTATGCCTGCCAGTGTTAAGCAGTTGTACACCGCTGGTAAGAAAAGAAACAAAGAGCTGAACAGTCAGTTGCTTAATCGTCTTGCTGGTAAGGATATGCTAGACGGTACTTTTATTAACAGCCTGGAAGATACTAATCTACAGAGACGTGGCAAAGAACTGCTTGCAGCTCAGCAAGAACGTCAATACGGTCCTGGTTATGCACCTCTGTTAGAAGGTATTGAAGATTATGCCAAAGGTTTGGCAGACTTTTCTTCTGTATTACCTGGTGCTACTAACACACAAGTTGAGCTAAATAAAGTAGCTATCACAAACTTTATTAAACAAGACCTTAAACAAACTCAAGATGCAAACCTCACCCGTAAAAACCTTGAAACACTACTTCGTACTGCTAGCAATGGGGATCGTACTAATCCCTTTTCCTACAAGGAAACCGGTACTGGTAGGGAGTACCTAAGCATCGGTAAGATTGATAAGACTCGTCAAGAGATGTCAGTGTACATTTCTAAACAGGCTAGCGGTAAAACCGCCGGTCAAGTGGTTGACACACCGTATCTTTTGATGAACGAAAAAGAACAGCAAGAGGTTTCAGCTAGGGCTGAGCAAGGTCTACCGTTTGTCTATCCTGATGGTATCGAGCAAGTTGCTGATATGTACGGCTTGAAACCTAGTGAAGTGTATAACGCACAGGCTGCAGCAAACAACAGAACCAGTGGTAAGCAAATACCTCTTCTTACACCAAGCCCTATTGTTGACATGTACGATGGTCTAAACCCAGCAGTACGTAGAACATTTAAGTCTGGTATTGAGAATGGTGTTAGCCAACAGGTTAACCGTGCGCTGTCCCCTCAAACTGGTCGTTTACCTGTACGTGCTTCTATGAGTGGCAATAACTTTACTAACCAACGTGATGCACTACAAACCGCTGCTGCTGAACTTGGTGTTGATCCTATCGACCTAGCTACTATTATTGGTTTTGAAACCGGTGGTACATACGACCCAGGTCAGGTAGGTGGAGAAGGTGATAACTACCGAGGACTTATCCAATTTGGTGGACCTGAACGTAAAGCCTATGGTGTAGTACCTGGCATGTCGTTTGAAGAGCAACTGCTCGGACCTGTAGTCAGGTACTTTAAAGATAGATTTGCTAGAGCAGGTATGAGCACAAAAGGTGCTACCTTAGAAGATTTGTACACTACAGTATTGGCTGGCAACCCTAAAGCTAACCGAGACGCTGCAGATGCTAATGGCACTACCGCACGTAGTGGTGCTAAGAGAATGTATGACGAACATAGACCAGTAGCAATTCAACGATTTGGTTTTTAATTAACAAATGAACGATCCCTCAGAATACTCCAACCTAGGTGAGGATTTTGTGCTGGATGAGAAAGAGCGTGAAACCCGTCTTTCTAACGATATGCTTGAGCATATTGAAACTAGAGAGACGGCTTCTCAAGAGAAGGAACAGACGCTTGATCTACAAGCCGCACAACCTGCTACGGCAGGACAAACCGCACCAGTTGAGTCAACCCCTCAGCCTTCTACGGAAGGCAGTCAAAGCCCATACAGGGATGCAGAAGGTAACATCGATCTAGAGCAGATTAGAAAAGAAGGTGCTGAACTTGATATGGCAGCCGTTACTGGTGTCATTGATACAGCAACTGATTTTGTTAATGCTGTTCTGCCTGATTTTATCCCAGACATTCCTAAGGCAACTAAATACGAAAACAAAATTGCACAAACTGTTCGGAGTGTATCGTCTGTTGCTATCCCCACCATGGGTTTGCAAGGTCTTGGTATGCGTGGAGCAGCTGCATTGCAATCTCAAGCCGTTAGTAAACTTGGAGCTGGTGCTAAGATCAACCAACTTGGCAACACAGCTTTCATGAAGTTTGTCGGTTCCCGTGGTATTGAAGCTGGTGCTTCTGTTGCTGTGGGTGCTGTCGCTTCTGAATATGAAGAGGACAATCTGCTAGGTTCACTTAAAAAGAACTGGCCTGAGACTTGGGATTTCATCCCTGATAGTTGGGCTACTCTTGCTGGGGAAGCACCAGACCTTAAACGGCAAAAGAATATCAATGAAGACCTGGCAATGGGTTTCTTGATTCCTTTTGCTAACTTTGCTGGTAAATTTGTTTCTGCTGTTGGTGAAGTAAAGGATGTATTTAAAAACGCTCCTAAAATTGTTGGTGAAAGCGATCAGGCTGTAAAGTACCTTGCTGCTAACAAACCGAAACCTACCAGTGATGTACCTGAAGAGGCACTGCTTGAATACCAAGCTAAGCAAGATGAAGCACTGGATGAGCTGGGTTACTACAACGCAAGTAAAACGACTGACCCTAACATTCCTCTTAAAGGTGTCCATGACATGTACGAGTTCCGTGAAACCGGTCTCCGTACTGTAGATGACTTTGGTATCGTTGGTGCTAGTATTGATGCTGCACGTATCCAAGGTAACAAAGGTACTGTCCATGGTCGTCTAGGTAATTTTATCAGTGGTCCTGCTCTTAAGTATGGTGCTGAAACACCTGGTGGTGTTGAGGATATTACTATTGGTCTTACCAAACAGCTCAAAGAAGCTGATAAAGTCGGTATGGTTGCTGATGACTTTACTGTGTCTGCCGATGAAGTAGTTGAAGCTGGTGACAAACTTGTTCTAGAACTGTTTGACCCTACTGCTAGCATTGACGACATGCGTCGTATGCTTGACCCTCAGATCGTTAAGAATGAGGCTGGTGTTGAGGTACTGTCACAGGATGGTTATACTGATGCACTTAGCTCTATCAATACTTTGGTAAAAGAATTCCAAGGTATGGATGTTGCACGTGCTCAGGCATATACTGCAACGTCGATGGCTGGTCAAATTGCTGATTTGTCTGAAGGCATTCGTATCAACCGTGGTTCTGTTGCTATTGAAAACGCACAAGAACAAATCCTAGATAAAATTAACTTCCTGCAGCAACTGGTTGGCTCTACTCGTTACTTTACCCAGCAAAAGAAAGGTATTGCAGCTCTTGGTGAAAAAGCTAAGAACCTGTTCAAAACACCTCAACAGATTGCTGATGAGATTAAAGAAGGCTACCCTGTAGCTCTACGGCAGATTCAGTCTGATAGTGAGAAGTTTACTGAGAACTGGATGTGGTTGCAACAAAACCGTCCTGACATCTTGGATTCTTTCCTTGAACTGTATGAACTAAGCGATGGTAGGATTAACACCATTGCAAAGATGAACGAGGACATTCTTAACAGCTTTGCTAACTTCCGTCCTATCTTTGATCCTAATCCAGATCAACCTAACATTATCGCACAGGCTGTACGTGCTAATTACTTTAACAGCTTGTTGTCTGCAATTGCCACTGCAGGCAAAGCTCTGTATGGCAACCTTAGTGGCCTTGTAGGTGAGCCTATCTCCTACTTTGGTGGTGCTATGCTCCACAAGGATATGAAGTCTCTACAGCGCGGTTGGATGGCTTACAGTGCTATCTTTGATACACAGAAAAAAGCATTGCCTTATGCCGGTCAGATGTTTATGAAAGCATCTCAAAACCCCAACGCTGTAAAAGGACAATCTCGTCTTGACCTTGTTATTAAACAAGAGGAAAAGCTAGACCAATATCGCTATATTGCTGAACAAGAGGCTGCACGTGGTAACAACGGATTTAAGTTCCTTGTTAAACAATACGAGGAAATGCAAGCTATGGCTGCTGACCCTGTGTTCCGTCTTGTGCCTAACTTGTTTACTGGATTTGATGGTTGGACTGGTGCTACCTTGGCTAATGCTCAGGCACGTTTCCGTGCTATGGATGAGCTAGAACGTCTTGGTGAAGCAGCTACCCCAGCTAGAATCAAAGAACTTGCTGATGTTGAATATGACAGCATGTTTGGTGCTGACGGTCTGATTAAAGACAAGGCTGTTAAATATAGTACATCAGATATTGCACTGAACCTTGAAACTGGGTTGAGTAAAGATGTAGGTAACCTGCTACAAACTCTGCCTGGATTGGTTCCGTTCCTTACATTCCCGACAACGATGATGAACATTGTTCGGGTTGCTGATGACTACCTTCCAATGCCTCTCAAGTCTTTCCAAAGAGATGTTAACGAATTGGCATACACGTCTGTCAAAACCTTTATGGAAAACCCTGAGCAAATGGAGAATATCCTTAGGGCTCGTGGTCATAAAGTAGAGTTGATGGATGAAACCGCTAAACTTAACACCCTTATTGATCTAAAGAATCGGACGTTGGGTCGTAAGGCTATTGGTACCTTTATAACCTCTATGGTTATCGGTAATACCCTCAAGGATAAACTGTTTGGTGATGGTCTCTTTGCTGTTACTGGTGATGGCAACGTAGATCGGCAACTTAACACTGCACGAATGAAGAACAGCAATTTTAAACCACGTTCGGTTGTTGCTGAAGATGGTACTAGGTTTGAGTATAATGAAATGCTTGGTCCTGGTCTAAGTAACTGGGTTGCAGCTGTGGCAAACATTGCTGACAACTTTGATATGCTTGGTGAAGCTGCTACTGAAAATCTTTTTGAAAAAGCCAGCTTTATCCTTGCTGCTGCACTGACAGATCCTGCCGGTGTGTCTGCACTCCGTCCATTGGTAGAAACAATGAGCGGTAACAAGTTTGCTGCTAATCGTTTTGTCGCCGGACAAATCAATTCGCTTGGTCCTTTGGGCGGTATGCGGAATGAGTTTGGTAAGATTCTTGACGGTGGTCTGAAAGATCTGAACAACAACATTATTGAAATGATTGCCGACCGTAACAGGATTATCGGTCTAGTCGATCAAACAAACCGCCTTCCTACTGTTATCAGCCCTGTTAGTGGTGAAGCCCCTAATAAATACAGTATGCTGCAACGTGTCTGGAATGCTTACTCTCCTTTGAAAATCCATCCAGCTATGACAAAGGAAGAGAAGTTCTTGTATGACGTTGAATACGATGTATCGTCTGCATTTAAGAAACGTCAAGGCGTTGACTTGACTGCTGCTGAACGTAATGAGCTAAACGCTATCATGGGTCAGCAGGGTATGTTTAGAGATGAGATTGGTCGTGTTATGAAAACAGCTGAAGCACGAAACACCATCAAAGAACTGAGAGCAATGCGTCGTCCACCGAACTTTGTCGGTTCTCAGGATGTACCTATTGCTAAATATGATCAGATCCATATGATGCTTCGTGATGCACAAAAAGCTGCTGAGCAACGTGCATTTGAAAGCCTTGACCCTGAAATGCGTAATGCTATTGAGCAGCGTATTATGGTGAAAAAGATCAATGATCAACGGGCTGAACAAGGTATTTCCCCTATCCCAACTAATCGTTATTAAAGAACATGTCATCAGTATGCTCTGCCGTACAAACAATTAAATCAGGAAACGGGTCTCAAACACAATTTTCGTTTGATTTCCCGTATGTTTTTAAATCTGAAATCCACGTTTATTTTTGGAACGTAACTACAAAAGAATACGATGAAATCTTAACGACAGATGCTACCTACCCTTGGCAAGTCACAGATGCGAACCCCACTACTGTAGAGTTTACAGGCACGGCACCTCCGACTCCTAGTGACGCTACTGCTAATGTTAAGATCCGACGAATTACTAACATTGACGATATTCAGGCGTTGTTTAACCCTGGATCGGCAATTAGGTCTGATGATCTAAACAGTAACTTTGAGCAGCTGCGATTTGCTGTTCAAGAGTCTTTGTGCCCAGATATTACTGAGGCAGAGGTTACTACGTATCTTCAGAATTATTATTGGAATAACTTTGAAGATACTATTACATCAACTGACACTTGGAGTTCTAGTGACACCAAGATTGCAACTACTGCGGCTATTAACGGTCAACTAACTAACATTGATATTAGTCAGATTAAATCTGATGATATTGTACTGACTAGTGCTTATGCTAGTACTTGGACTAACGAAGACGATAAAATTGTCACTGCAGGCGCACTTGCTGCTCGTCATGATGTTGAAGTAAATACAAGCGTTACACCGCCTAGTACTGCGCATACCGGTAAACAGTGGCTCAGTACTGCACCTGGTAACCAAGTTCACAAGATTTATGATGGGAGCGGTTGGCGTACTGTTGCTGTTGGTCAGCCATTTAGCCCTGCTACTACAACCATTGTTCGGTATGTGGACGTAACTAATGGTAGCGATGCCTCTGATGTAACTGGGTTCCTGCCTCAAGCACCGTTGCAGTCTATTGGCCGTGCTCTTGATCTTATCAATGCCTCCTCTAGTAGTGACGGTAGTCTGATTAAGGTTGCACCTGGTGTGTACCAAGAGACACTCCCCCTTCGGATCAAGAAAAACAACATCTCTATTGTTGGTGAGTCGATGCGTAGCTGCTTTGTGCATCCTACGGTTGCGACTGAAAACAACGATATGTTTGAGGTTGATAGTGGTACTTATATTGCTAACCTTACGTTGCTTGGTCTTAAGGTTCCTACTGCTGACCAAGGCAGCCGCAATAACAGCCTCGATAATGATTCAACGTATGGTTTGCCCAGCAACCAACCGTTCTCTGTCAGGTTCCGTACTGACGTAGCGCCTACAATCCTGAAGAGCCCGTACATCCAAAACTGTACACACTTCAGTGATGCACACTTTGACAACGCTAACTTTGATCCTAACACCTTCCCATCTACTGATGCACAAACCTATAGCGCAGTAGCAGGTGACCAAACCTCTGCACCTTGTGGTGGTGGTTTGCTGATTGATGGTTCTGCTGTCAGTTCTAGCAGCCCAATCCGAAGCATGGTTGTGGATGCATTTACCCAGATCACACTCGATGGTCCTGGTATTCTTGTTACTAACAACGGTTATGCACAGCTTGTGTCGTTCTTCGGCACGTTTGCTCACTACCATGCTAAGGCTAAGAACGGTGGACAGATTAACCTGTCTAACTGTGTCAGTGACTTCGGTCGTTATGGTTTGATTGCTGATGGTAAGAGCCCGTCTGCTATTGCTACTGCTACGGCAAACGCAGCTAGCTCTGGTGCTACTACCATTACTATTGGTGCTATCACAACCGCTGGATCTTTCCACGGTACTGTGAGCCGTCCTTTGGATCACATGATGGTGACCATTGATGGTGTTGATTATGGTGTTGTAAGTAGTACTGCAAATGGTTCTGGTTGGGATATTGTTCTGACCACTGGTCTGACTTCTAACATTACTAACACAACCGTAAGCTTTGCTTTGCGGTCTTACATTAGCACTGGTGGACACACCTTTGAGTTTGTTGGTGTTGGTACTGACTATGGTGATCACCCCGATAATGGTGGTGTACCTGTTGAAGCAAATCAAGTCATTGAACTCAATGGTGGTAAGGTTTGGCAATCAAGCACTGACCACGTTGGTAAATTTAAAGCTGGTGATGTTCTTGTAGTCAATCAAGTTTCTGAAACTGTAGACCTTAAAGACACCACTGTAACTGGTAACATTACCGTTACTGGTACTGTTGATGGGCGAGATGTCGCAACTGATGGTTCAAAACTAGATGGTATTGCAACAGGCGCTACTGCATACGCTAACAGTGATGTTGATGCGCACCTGAACACCTCTACTGCAGCTACTAACGAAGTACTGAGTTGGAATGGTTCTGATTATGATTGGGTTGCTCAATCTGGTGGTGGTAGTAGCGATGTTGTCGATGACACTACACCACAACTTGGTGGCGACTTAGATGTAAACGGTCAAGATATTGTTTCTGTCTCTAATGGTGACATCGATCTGGATCCAAATGGTACAGGTGTTGTTGTCTTTAAAGGTAACGCAACTAAAGGTTCTGGTCAGTTTAAACTTAACTGTGAGAACAATAGTCACGGTATTACTATTAAAGGTCCACCGCATTCGGCTGCAGCTAGTTATACACTGACTCTGCCAAATGATGATGGTACTGCTGATCAAGTTCTAAAAACTGACGGTTCAGGTAATCTTTCTTGGACTACTTCATCAAGTTCTGCTTCTAGAACATCTACAACACTAACCACTGCTTCTATTAGTAGCGGTCAAACAGGTACAGGCACAGTTACTCTGCCTAAAACCAGTATTCTGATTAGTGTAGAGATTTCTGGTACTGCTTACGGTTGGTTCCGTTTGTATAACAGATCTGATTCTTCAAGTGCTGACTCATCTAGGAACCGTTCTAATGATCCAGTTGCTGGTTCTGGTGTGTTGTTAGAAACAATTAACACAGGATCGCAAACAATCAATCTTTCTCCGCAAACTATTATTGCTAACGCGGAAAATACCCCTTCAACTACATTTAACTATCGTTTTACAAACGATGGTTCTACGGGTACAGCAACCTTTATTTTCAAATATCTTTCTCTTGAGGCTTAATTAATGACTGCAACAATTACACACGACACTAGTACTACCTACAACGTAACTGGTAATACTGCTTTTCGTGATTGCGTAAAAGCTGGTATGAGCGCACTTGGCATCAGCGGCGCTAACGTTATTTATGATAGTGGAAACGTTTGTATTTTTAAAATTAGTAACGGTACTGGTACTTACGCCGATACTTATCATCGCTACGAATATAGCGGAAACACAACTTATGCCCATAGTCTTACAGTAGGTACTGGTTGGACAAGTGGAACCGAAGTAACTGGCGGTGGTATTGAATCCGGTGCTTTTTTTGGTAACACTACCGTTGAACTTAGAACAATTAAAGCAGACGATAATTCCTTTGGAATTGCCCAAGTTATTACTTCTGGTACTTCCTCGGTAATTGGTCAATTTGGCTTTGTTAAACCTACTACTACTACAGAAACTGCAGCTAACATTCCACTTGTTATTGGTGTTGGTAGTATTAGTGGCTCCGCGGCCCCTACTGTTTATACGTCTTCTCTCAGTTATTATGATAATAATACACGTTATACTGGTGATTGGGCCAAATGGCGTGATAGTACAAGTGTTAGCGTAGATTTACAGGGTGCAGGAAACATGCGTCTTGTATCTTCTGGTGTTAAAAGAGGAGCATGGCCTGTTGATGCTTTTGGGCAAAGTCCAATGGGATTTAGCGGTCAGTCCGGGTCCAGCGCGTCTTATTTTGGTGGTGCACCTATTGCACTTACCTTGGGTCTTGACCAAAACCTTAGCGGTAACGTTCCTGTTATCCCTAATGCAATTGTTAAAAGTGGAGGTGCTCCAATTGGTTACAACTCTAATCTAGGTTATACCAAGGTAAACCAAACTCCAGGTGACAACATTGTTGTTACTGCCGGAAGTGAGGAATGGTATGTTCTTAGTCAAGATGGTATGTGCATTCGTAAGGTATAATTTATGTCAGTAATTAAATTAAGTAATTTACCTTCCCTTGAGATAACAGATGCTTATTCGCCCGCTTCTACTTTAAATTCTCTACCTTCTTTTGGGCTAAAAAGTGGTTCTTACACTACAATTAGATTAAGTATATTTGAGGACCCATCAGCATTGCGTACAGGTCCAGGTCAAATCTATCCGAGGAGTCAATAATGGAGATTACGTTTACAGAACAAAGGTTTTTTGGATTTACAACTTCCGACACGATCAACGTTATCGGATATGACATTAGGTTTGACCTAAATCATGTATGGGCTGTGGCTGGCAACCCCGGAGGACATGTTATCGCTACTGCCATCATTGATGATTTGGAAGGTGCTGACCTCAGTCTGGATAACCTAAATACAGTATTCAAAGCTTACCTTGAAGAAAACTACCCCGCTGTTTAATTATTATGATCACCCTAATCCGTCCAATTCTTTTTTCATTCCTAAACTCTGAAAAAGTTAAACGTCTTATTGTTGATTTGTTGACAAAATTGGCTGAACAATCTGACAATACTGTAGACGATCAAGCAGTAAAATTTATCGAACGCGGTTTGTTCGGTGGACCCCTGGACTGATCCTCCTGTATTACCTTCTCTAAACCTTCCAGCAGCCCCTGAGCTGCCTCAAGCGGTACTGGAGGTACCAAGGGCTCAACTACCTAGTTACAAGCCCCTTGTAGTGCCTCCTAACACCCTTAGACCACCGCCAGGTATTCAAGGTATTAATACAGCAGATGAACCTCCACAAGAGGAAACGGTTACAAAACCTAAACCCGCACCACCTACAAAATCTAACGTGCCTGAAGAGGCACAGATAGTAGAGATTCCGTTTACGGACATTGAGGTACCTATGCCTACAACTACTATCATGACAACTGCAGCTACAACAGCATTTATTTCTGTTGCCGCCACCCTAACTGCTACGTCTTTGTTCAAATATATTGTAATGATACTCAAACCAGTATTCAAACAAACATGGAGCAAGTTGACAAAAAAGAAGGAACCAAAGGCTTCTTAGCTAAAGTAAAAGAAAATACTGAGGATGAATTACAAATCCTTGGTACCTTTGTTCGTCTAGGTGTCGTCGTATGGAGTGGTTTTATTATTACACTTAATTACGTTGATCTTCCTATGATTAAAAAAGGGCAAAGTGGTGGCGACATAACATTCGTAGCCAGTGTCTTTACAGGGGCGCTCGCTACGTTCGGACTGACTACATCAAACACTAAAACGAATCCCAAACCTCCTGAACCTAAAAAGAAAGAAGAATGAAACGTCTTATTTTGCTATTGATGTTGGCTAGCCCTGCTGCAGCTCAACAGGTTACACCTAATTTTACCCAGGGTAGTATGCAAGCCACCACGACTACCACTGTGGACATTGATCGTACAATTACGACAAACATCTATGGTGGTGATTATAAGTCATGGTCTGGAACCAACGTAACTCCCAGTGGAGATATTCAAGATTCTGGGACAACCTATTCAGTAACAACAACCGGAGAGCAGTTTCAACTGGAAACAGTGGATCGAGCAGCAGGAGTTGTAGAGAACATCGTAGTGGACGAAGTTATTCAATCAACCTCTACTACTACCTCGCTGTCTGTCTTCTCTCAGTAAGCCCAGCACTTGCTGGAGAACAGCCTAAAGTTCAAAACACATCTAACCCTGTGGCAGCAGCTACAGGTAACGTGACTAATCAGGCGGTGCAATTCCAAAACAATGGTGCACCGTCTCGTCAATACTTTGCAGCCAACAATAGTTGTAATGGATCAACCATGCAATTTTCGCCCTTTTATATGGGCAACGATACTATTCCTTACGAATATACTGGCTATGTACGCAGCAATAACTTTGGCGTACAACTAAATTTTGCAGTACCTTTAGATGGCGGCATGATTGAGACTTGCAAAGCTATTGCACGTAAACACGAACAAAAAATGCGTCTTGATTACGAACTTGTTCGTGCACTTAAATGTACTGAGATTATGAAAGCTGGGTTTACATTTAGACCTGGTTCACGAGTCGAAGTACTTTGCAATGATATTGTACCTATTGTAGCATTAGAAAATGAGTGAAGCACTTGTCAGCATAGCTGTTGCAGTCGTCGCAGGTGGCGCTGCGTTAAATAATAGATTACACAATCGAATAAATAGCGTACATGATCGCATTAGCGCACTTGACCGTAGACTTGATGGCATTGAGCTGACTGTTGCTTCTGATTATGTCAAAAAAGCTGAGTTAGCTGAATTGCTAAGTCGGATGGAAGATCACATGGTACGTATTGAAAACAAACTAGACCAAATAGTACTTAAAAATTCTTAATTATGGCTTATCAACTTGTAGATACTTATACAGGTATTATTCTCAATGATTTTGCTAAAAAAGCAGAAGCTGAAAAACAACTTAGCAGAATGTATAATGAGCCAGGTGAAACTCGTTATGAGATTAAATCTACCCGTACTAAAAAAGTAGTGGAAGAAATTAATGTCGAAGAAGAAAGCGACTGAAGACCAGTTTAACGAGCTGCATAATTTGGTTACTAAAGAGTTCCTTTCCCGTATTAAATCAGGTGAGGCTACTACTCAAGACCTTAAAGCAGCTTG